GCATTTAAACTATTCTCCCTAGTTAAACCTAGTGGCGTTAAATGCCTATCATATACTTCCCCATAGTTACCTACTTGACGGATAACCTCTTGCATAAATTGTGCCTCTACACTAAGGCCTACATCCAGCACTTCCCCACCTCCATAACTTACGCCTAAGAGTTTAGCTATGCGGGGATCAAATGGTTGCTGTACATATCTATCTATATTTTCTGATGTTACGCCTAGTTCCTCTGCTTGAATCATCCCAAAGATAGTCCACTGTACAATATCGTAAAACTCGGCATCATTATCCCTAGTTAATGGCCCCAGTGGCTCTTTGGATAATGTAGCTCCGGCAAGGGATACTTCCTCTGGGTTAGGTAGGGTAGCTCTAAAGGATAGTAAAGCTGACTTATCCATACTAATAGCATTACATATCCCCCTTCCGAAAGCGGCTCGTAAAGGCATATTAGTTTCAAACTCTAATAACTTAAACGGAACGCCCGCATTGTTGAAGGTTTCTTCTATGTTTCTGGATGTTGTTGTTCCTGCTACTACACAGATTGTAGAACCTGAAAGTTCCATAAGTTGGTCAGTTCCCTGAGTTAGAGTCTGCATGATTAGAAGGTCTAGTCCTGTATACATTGTATCCGTATAGACTAGGATTCCTTGACCATCGTAAAAAGTAGTTGCTACAAAGCTGTTCCCTAGTTTCATATCTCGTGTAGCAGTCCATGTGGTGTTCCTAATAAGTACGTCTATCGTTCCGTCTGACAGTGCTGTAAAGCGTTCCGCAGCATTTAACGGAATGTACTCAACTGTTGGTGTCCCTAGTATAGCCGTAGCTACAGCCTTGCAAAAATCAATATCGAAGCCCTCGTAGTTGCCCGTAGAGAGCTTTATACCGAACCCCTTGAGGTTTTCATTGACTCCACATTTCAAAGCCCCCCTTTGTAAAACGGCTTCTAACGTGTTGGTAGGAGCTGTAGCTACTTCCTCTGTAGTTTCAGTTTCATCTTCGCTAGTCTGTTCTTCCCCTATATAGGGTAGGTGTCGGCATGATAGTAGGTATAATAAACTAAAGAATATTACACCTACTATCAACCAATCCCGCAATGTAAGTTTTTTAAACATTTCTTAAATATAATCTTCTTCCTCATACATCATCTCAAGGTTATCATTACTCAAGCCCATTGCTCTTTGTACTTCATCCTTGAAGTCTGCTAATAAGGTATCAGTTATCTCCCCTCCAGCTTCTTGAGCTTTCTTTTTGAATTCGTCGAATGCCCATTCGGTAGCATCACCATGTGGCATGTCAAAGAACCCTGCATCAAACTGTGGCATCTCGCCTGGTCCAAAGTAACCAAGTCCTTCCATATCATAACCTTCGAGGTCGTGGGTTCCTTTCCCAAGAACTTGTCCAGTTTCTGCATAGTGTTCCATAACATTCCGCATTCCGTATTTCTGTATGGGACAAACTTTCATACAAACTCCGCATCCTAAGTATCTAGCCATCACTGGTCTACATCTCTTGAAGTATAGTTTGTTTTTCTCGATTCCTCTCCACCAGATTTTATCTCTCATTAGAGCTCTACCTGGGCATCGGTTTACGCAGACCTGGCATACCTGACAAAATGCGTGTATTCCATAATCTACTGGTTCATCATACGACACATTAGCATCAGTTGTAATCATCATAAGCCTACATCTTGAACCTACATGTGGTGTAAGTAAATATCCGCAAGCTCCTAATTGCCCTAACCCTGCGGCTACAAACATAGGAATGTAGGGCCCAGTGTTATCGTTTGGACTATGTACTTGTGAACGATATCCTAATTCATTTATGTACTTCCCTAGCTCAAGTCCAGCAGCTCCTTCCGTTCTGTATGTACTGGAATGCACAATCTCCGCATCAATGCTAGGTATTGTTTGCGTAGGCTCATAGTCTTGTTCGTAAGCTAAGCAAACAACATGTGGAAACTTTACCCAATCTTGTTTACTAGCAAAATAGTATTTACGGTTAGAGGCAGTGATCCCTACTTCTGTGAAACCTAGTTCCTTGGCTTTTTGTTTAATCAATTCAGCAACATCTTCCCCACTAGGTTCTACCGTAGGTTCCACGTCACCTGTAAGTCTAGCTGCCATAACAAGATTGCGATTAAGTTTATCGTGTTCCTTCCTAATCTCCCTCATTTCAGCATGCCCATCTCGGATTTGATTTGCCCAGTCTCGTGAGGCTCTTTCAGTAATGTTCATGGTCTCTAACGGATATTCCCTTGCGTACCAATCAACCTCTCGTTGGTTCATTGGGATACCCGGCACAGTCTCAAGTTCTTCGGGTACAGGGATTACTACATCAGCTCCCCCGCGTATTTGGCTAGGTCTAACTACTTCGTGTCCTATTTTTAACATTATCTCTCTCCTTCTATTTTATTAGTGTCCGTTTATTCATCAGTAGTAACTCCCATATTCTCGTTTCTCGCCAGACGGTATAAGCCCAGCTTTGTTTAACTCTTTTAGTACATCACTAAAGCCTGAATGGTCTGACATAATAGTTCTCATTTCGTTATCTATAACTCGTTGAACTTGCTCATTTTCAGCTAGTCTAGCTTCTAATTGAGAAAGCATGATTCCATCTAATGTTTGATACTTCCCTAAATCAGATGCTACCTTTTCGATAGCTATGTTATGTCTAGTTTCTAAGTCGTTAATTTTAATAGTATGTGCTTCCTTTAGCTCTTCGATTTGGGTGGCGTTAGTTTTCATCTGGCTATCTAATGAGGAAACGTACCATATTAAACCTGCAGCTTGAACAACAATGGTAATAATGATAGCTAATGAAACTTTTAGGTTACCGAGTTTGATATTCATTATAAACCTCCTGCTCCTTGTACCGCTAACATCTCAAGCTTGAGCTCAATCAGGGCGTTAAGTTTTTCAAGCTCTGAAATACGGTCGGATATTTCTTTAGTCTCATCTCCTGACATTTGAAAGAGGGTAAGTAGGTCAGTCATTGAGATTTCATCAACCCTGCTGTTTAAACTCTCTACCGTAGCATTTAAATGGTCATAAGGTTGTTCGTCTAAGGTAGATTGTATTTTTTGAATATTTGCAGAGTTACTAGCAACGGCAGCGTCTATTTGGGATAAATACCATACGCCTCCGCCAATCTGTGTGGCAAAGCCTACTAGAACACTAATAGTAGCTAAATTTAAGTTTAGTTTCATATTAGTTCCACCTATGTTCTAATAGTTCGTCTATACGCCTCTCTAAATCATGTAATCGGATATTTATATCCTCTACTTGGTAGTAAAAGGTATCCATTTGGAAACGTACTTCATCGAGTTGGTGACGACTATTTTCTATTTCACGCCAAAGGTCATCCATCTGCCAGTAGACATCTTGGGGAATGTCTCCTCCACCGTTACGCTCTATTTCATCAAGACGTTGATATATATGGTCTAGTTCGCCAAATAAGGCATCAAATGAAGGGATATCTAAATCGTCTAAATGAATATCGGAGAAGTCAAAGTTTTCAACGTCTTCCACCTTTTCTTTAAGATGGGAGAGTTCTGTAGAAAGGATAGCGATTTCTTTCGCATCCATTGAGGATTTAATCTCAGCTACCACGCTGTTTAGTGTTTTGACGTTAGCGTCTAACCCACTTACATACCAGATTACACCGAATGCTTGTGCTAGAATTAATAGTACAATACCTAATGGTAGCTTGAGATTTTGAAAATCCATAGAATCATCTGATTATTCAGGTATTGCTATGGCATCTAATAGATCAGTTGCAGCCTTAGAAAATTCTTTAATCTCTTTTACTACAGCTTTCTTTTCTGCATTAGTTATCTTTTTGTCTTTCATTGCTTTACCAATGGCGGTTATAACGTCCATGCCTTCCGCAAGAACCTTTTTCCCATCTTTAGTTTGCCTGCTATTCAGCATAAAAAACTGGATACCTAATGTAAGTATTCTAATCATATCTAATGTTCTCCTTCATTATCTTGAGTTTCTATTACGCATTGTTGCCAGTTGCCACACCCACATTGCGTTACAAGTACATTTTCTTCACATCCACATCCCTGACAACTGCACCCACCCTTGGATTCACATACACACGGTTCAGTAGTATCACTTTCGGGGCATATAACGTACTCAAAGTCCGAAACTTTGCAAATACATTCGTCGGATAAACCGTCAACGCTACAGATACACTCGTGGTCTACGGCATCTTCCATAAAGTCCTCCTCTGATTGTGTCTTATCTTATTATACTGTTAAAGTAACTAGATTTTATATTAAATGACTATCTCGATATTTTTCTTGTTGAGACCTATTATCCAAATTACAATACTTGCAATGTGTAGGTTCCACAGGCTCATCAATATGTTCTATGTGTTTGTAAAGTTCATACTCTTTTTCCAAGGTTTTTTCGTGGTAATCGTGCCCTCCAGGCAGATGTAAAAGATTCATGCATCGAGTAAGAATGTTTGTCATTTTTAGTTACTTATAACCCTCCGTAATTTTATTTTTCATATCGGTTAAATGTTCGGAAAAAGCCTCTTTATCTAGTTTCCAATTAGGATAAGCTTTATCCATAGCATATTCAGTCATAGCTTCGATTTTAATCTCGTCTATAAGATTGTGTACCCAATCAATAACTTGGTCCATGTCGTCTGGTAAGCTTTTAAGCATATCAAACCAACCCATTGACGGCGTGCTAGGTACATTAGTGTCAGCACGAACTATGTCGGTATCGATTTCTAACTGCTCAGTTTTAAATTCCTCAGTCCAACCAATTAGATTATCTTCTGGCTTTTCGGAATCTTGTTTTTGAATAGATTTATTATAATCAGCCGTAACTTGGTCAAAAACTTTCTTTTGTTTTGATGATAAAGATGTAGTATTAGTATCTTTAGATAAACTATTTTCTATATCGGATTCATCATCTTCAGTTACTTTGCTAGCTATTCTAATGGCACGTGCTATAGCGCCTATAGGAACTTTAGAAAGAGGGAACGCCTCGGCAGAGTCTTCCTCAGTTTGATCGTCGGTTCCTTTATCTTCTTTAGGATCCGCTTTATCTAAGCGATACCCTAAATGTTCCCCAGCTTCGTTTACGGACCACGGAGGTTTCATGTTTATTGGAACTCCGTCGTCGTCTACAGAAGATTCCGATACTGGTGTGTACCTCATATCCTCAAGGTCTGGTTCGGATGGAAAACCTTGCTCACGTAATAATTGATGATGTTCTGCATCTCTACCTGCAAAATTGTGTAAGGTTGGGAAGGTTTTTCCTGAAGTAACAATATCTTCTTTTTCCATCCAATTTTGGAAGGATGTTATGAAATTAATATCCCCATTTTCTTTATATATAAGCTCTATAGGTTCTTTAGGAGAAACTTCTTCTTTTTCTAAGTGCACAAGACAACTTCCGTCAGTACAGGTTTTAGTAGCAGCATCATGGCCTTTAAGAATATCAAACCCTGCGGCTTGGTTAACACCTTTCTCACATACGGTAATTTCAGCTAGTTCCATTTCGTCTACTTGCATGTAA